GAAAGATACTGTCTCGAATACATTTTGTAAATAACGGATTCAAATCACAAGGCCATGCATTTGCATGGCTTTTTTATTATTAGGTCCCGCAGGAATCATCATCGACACGCTTCGTTGTTAAATCCAGCCCGACGGGCCTGACCCTTTCAAACACACACAGCACCCGCTAACAACGCGAGGTGAGAGTATGTATCGCATGGAAAAGATAACCACTGGTGCTGCCTATGGCGCTTCAGCCGGGAGCATCCTTAACGGCATGCTAAATGCCTACAGCCCCGAGCAGTGGAATGCCATCGGCGTACTGGTGGGCATTGTCATCGCCGTACTTACGTATCTGACGAATTTGTATTTCAAGATTCGCGAAGACAACCGACGTAGCAGGAGCCGAGATGAACCCGACGCTGAGGAATAAGCTGATTGGTGCGATCGCCGGCGGTTCGGGCGCAATCGCCATTGCTTCTGTCATGCTTGGTAATGCCGACGGCCTGGAAGGAAGGCGTTATTACGCCTATCAGGATGTTGTTGGCGTCTGGACTGTTTGTGATGGTCACACTGGCGCCGATATTCGCCGCGGTCACCGCTACACTGACAGGGAATGCGACAACCTGCTGAAGGCAGATCTGCGGAAGGTGGAAAGCGCCATTGACCCGCTCATCAAAGTCCGCATTCCTGATCCTACCCGCGCCGCGCTTTACTCATTCACTTATAACGTTGGCTCTGGCGCCTTCGCCAGCTCCACGCTACTGAAGAAACTGAATGCTGGAGACGTCCCTGGCGCGTGCAAGGAACTGCAGCGCTGGACGTATGCCGGTGGCAAGCAGTGGAAGGGGCTGATCACCAGGCGCGAGATTGAGCGTGAAGTCTGCGAGTGGGGGCAGAAATGAGCCGATTAACCGCCATTATCAGCGCCGTAGTGATTTGCCTGGTGGTTTGTCTTGGGTGGCTGGCAATGCATTACCACAACGCAGCCAATCAGCAGGAAACCAGAGCTGAAACCGCTGAGCAGCAGGTAAATACCGCTGAGGCCATCACCTCCAACGTTCTGACCACCATGGACATCTTCAACACCATCGTCGAGGCCAACAAAAATGCAAAAGAGCAGATCGCACTGGACGCATCGGGAGCCTCGGCTGATATCCGGGTTGCTGTTGCGAATGATGATTGCACTAATCGCCCTGTGCCTGCTGGCGCAGTTAAGCGGCTGCAACAATTCGCGAACGGTCTACGTCAAAGTGCCGGTGGTCCCGTTGCCAGCCAGCCTGACGGCTGACACCCCTCAACCTGAAATCCCTGACAACCTCACATGGGGCCAGAGCCTCGATTTAAACGTCAGCCTGCTATCAGCGCTGGGGCAGTGCAACCGGGATAAAGCGGATATCAGGCAAGCAGAGAAAAAACGAGCCTCGCAATAGCGGGGCTTTTTATTACCAGAAGCAGGAGAAGAAAAATGTTTACTGTTAAGCAGATTATCAACAATGCCACCTCATTGTATGAGGCGAAGGAAATCACGGTTGCTCGTCCTGGGTCTGAGCAATGGCGTCAGGCTTTTGCCCTTGCTGATGAACTGGAGGTTCTGGCGCCTGACATCATTGAACATATCCCGATGTCCTATGAGGACCAAGATATGACGAAACCAGTTGGTGATGAGCATCAACTAACGGTCGATCGTACTGGAGCAAGCCGGGCTGATTGCATTGCCATTATTTGTTCAGGAATTCCTTCACCAGCTTTCCCGGATATCCCTGAGCTTGGTGGTGTTGGTTATCAGTTCCTGTACAAGGGCGATCAGATTTACATCACCAACAGTCACGGATCGACCATCGAAACAGTTAAGTAGAGTGGATGATGAATATCAATAATGTTAATGCAGCTTCAATCTTATGCGAACAGCTTAGGGAGCTCGAAGCACAACGCGCAATCGTCGTCCGTGGGGAAGGGTTAGGTGTCACGATTCAGAGTCGTTATCAGGATGATGCCTTTGTTAATGCAGTACGCAGAAGCGTCACTGGTGAGCTTAGCCGACGCATTGGCGAGGTAAAGCATCAGCTTGCTGAACTTGGTGTGACGTCATTTACCAAAGAGCAGTAGGTATTACAGGAGCCATTCTGCCGAGTGGCTTCGATAATGCTCCCCACACCGTACAGAGGTATGATATGGTCGAAATCACAGACGCCCAGCAGATTCGCCTGAACCTGCTATCCACCCTGAACTATGACACTGCCGCCGCAAAAGTCGCTGTAGAGTTTGTTCAGGATAGTCCGCTTAAGTATCAGTTATTCATCCAGCAATACAGCCGCGTCACGACAGAAACCGAAGTGGTTGCAAAGACGATGAAAGCTGTGCAGGAAGCAACTGAAGCGCTACCGCTCTTCGATACGAGCGCTGAACAGTCCAGCTAGGCATTACAGCAGGCATTCACTGAGTGTCTGTGATAATGCTCAAGGAACGAAAACATGAACAAAGAACCGCGCATATATGGCAGCAAATGGGACCGTGAGCGCCTTATATTCCTTCGTGCGCACCCCTTATGCGTCATGTGCCAGGAGCAAGGCAGGGTGACAGCGGCCACTGTGGTTGACCACATCATACCGCACAAACTGAAAGAGGCTCTGCGCTCTGGTGACAGCCAGGCAATAGCGAAAGCGCAAAAGCTTTTCTGGAGCCGGAAGAACTGGCAAGGGCTGTGTAAGCAGCACCATGACTCAACGAAGCAGCGAATGGAGAAGCGCGGCACCGTTATCGGCTGCGATGAAAACGGTATTCCGCTTGATCCAAATTCTCACTGGTTCAGATGACGTCAATTCCATAGGGGAGGGGCGGGTCAAAAGTTCAGAAGTCTGACCCGAAATGACCGCCGCCCATCCTTTTTGTGCACAACCGCGAAATGAAAAGTTTTTTTCTGGGAGGTTCCGATGGCAGGAAGACGCCCGAAACCGACCCATCTCAAAGTGGTAACCGGTAATCCGGGAAAACGAAAACTCAACGATAAAGAACCCACGCCAGCGCGAGAAATACCCAGCCCTCCGGCGCATCTCACCGACTGGGGAAAAGTAGCCTGGGGAAAACTCACCATGCTACTCGACGGAATGGGGATTCTGACCGTTGCAGATACGCTGGCGCTGGAGCGTCTTTGCGATATTTATGCCGACATTTTGCAGCTGCGCCTCACTATCGCCGATGAGGGCCGAACATATACGGTGCAGACCGATGGCGGCTTTTTGATTAAGGCAAATCCGGCTGTAGCCATGCTGGCCGACGCTGATCGCCGTTTCAAAAGTTATCTGGTTGAATTCGGTCTTACACCTGCAGCCAGGACGAAGGTGAAAGTAGATGGTGGAGAAAAAGAAGAAGACCCGCTCAACCAGTTCTTCGGTTGATCCCGCCACGCAATATGCACGGGATGTAGACTCCGGAAAAGAAATCGCCGGGCCTGATATCAGAAACTCCTGTAAACGACATCTCAAAGATTTGGAATCCTGCCATGCTCGCGGGTTGGTATGGGATGTTGCAGCGGCGCAGCGTGCTATCGACTTTTTTGCCAAAGTACTGAAGCTCAACGGCGGTGAGCATGAAGGTAAACCCTTCAACCTGCTGCCGTGGCAGTGCTTTATTGTAGGTTCGATATTCGGCTGGAAAAACTCAGACGATTATCGCCGGTACCGCATGGCTTACGTCGAGTCAGGTAAAGGCTCTGGCAAATCTCCACTTGCAGCGGGTATTGCTCTTTACTGTCTGGTTGCCGACAAAGAACCTCGCGCAGAAGTCTACGCAGCGGCGACGAAAAAAGACCAGGCCATGATCCTTTTTCGTGATGCTGTCGCAATGGTGGATCAGTCCCCTGCGTTAGCACAGCGAATAAATAAATCAGGCGGCGCGGGGAAAGAGTGGAACCTTGCGTTTCTTCAGACCGGCTCATTTTTCCGGCCTATCAGTTCGGATGATGGGCAGTCAGGGCCACGCCCACACTGTGCGCTGATTGACGAAATTCACGAGCACAAAAACAACCAGGTTGTGGAAATGATGCGCGCCGGGACGAAAGGTCGTCGCCAGGCGTTGATTTTCATGATCACTAACAGTGGCCACGACAAAACCAGCGTCTGCTATGACTATCACGAGTATGGGCGGAAAGTTGCCGAAGGCTCGATTGAGGACGACAGTTTCTTTTCTTTCATTTGCTCCCTCGACGAAGGAGAAGACCCTTTCAAGGATGAGTCCTGTTGGAAAAAAGCAAACCCCTCACTTGGTCACACTTTTACCGATCGTTACCTCCGCGAGCAGGTTACTCAGGCTCGGGGGATGCCGTCGAAGGAAAGTATTGTTCGGCGGTTAAACTTCTGTCAGTGGGTGGATGCCGATAACCCCTGGATGAGCAGCGATGTGTGGATGGGGTGTGAAGAGGACTTTGATCTGCAGGAGATGCAAGGAGAAGAATGCTATGGCGGCCTGGACCTTTCAGGAACTCGTGACCTTACGTCTCTGGCGCTCTTTTTCCCTAAAAAAAGAAAGCTGCTGGTGGAGTTCTGGACACCAAAAGATACTTTGCTGGATAGAGCGAAAACAGACCGCGTACCTTATGACGCATGGGAACGGGGAGGCCATATTCATACTACGCCCGGAAAGGCGGTGAAATATGGCTTTGTTGCTGAACGCATTGCTGATCTTTCCATGTTGTTCGATATAAAGGCGATCGCCTTCGACCAGTACCGCATCAAATATCTTGAACCGGAACTGGAGAGCGCTTCTGTGTCGGTACCGCTTATTCCTCACGGACAGGGATATTACAAGGCGCAGGATTCTGGACTGTGGATGCCTCATTCCATCGAACTTTTTGAACAGATGCTGGATGATGGCGTAATCATTATTAAAACAAACCCCTGCCTCCGATGGAACGCTGCTTCCGCCGTAACCGAAGCCGACCAAAAAGAAAACCGCATATTCGCCAAGAAAAAGAGTACTGGTCGAATAGATGGTGTGGTTGCGTCAGCGATGGCAATTGGTGCTGCAGAAGGTTATGAGCCTGATGATGGCGATATTGAGGGCTTTTTTGACGATCCGATCATAGTGGGTATCTGATGGCTAAGAATAAACAGCAACCAGGGCGTGTTAAGAGCGCTCTTTTAAACTGGCTTGGTGTTCCCATAAGCCTGACGAACGGTGAATTCTGGCGGGAGTGGTTCGGAACCAGCAGTAGCGGAAAAGTGGTTACCGCTGACAAAGTTATCCGGCTTTCTGCTGTCTGGGCGTGTGTGAGGCTCTTAAGCGAGTCGGTCTCCACGCTACCGCTAAAAATTTACGAGAGGCAGGCAGATGGATCGCGAAAGCTGGCCCAGAACAATCCCGCCTACCAGATATTGTGCAGGCGTCCGAACCCGGAAATGACACCTTCCCGCTTCATGCTGATGATTGTGGCCAGCGTTTGTCTCCGAGGTAATGCGTTTGTCGAAAAGCTGTATATCGGTAGCAAGCTGGTATCGTTGGTCCCGTTACTTCCTCAGAATATGGTTGTAAAGCGACTCGATAGCGGAAAATTGCAGTACACCTATACGGATAACGGCGTTCAGCGGATCATTCCTGTAGACAGGATGATGCACATTCGTGGGTTTGGTCTTGATGGTGTGTGCGGGATGATGCCGACAATGGCCGGGGTTGACGTTTTCGGCGCGGCCATGTCGGTTGATGAAGCCGCGGCGAAAATCTTCGAAAATGGCCTGCAAAGTACCGGGTTCCTGTCTTCAAAAACGGCGCTTAATAAGGAACAGCGAGAAAGATTGCGTAAAAACCTTCAGTCTTTTATTGGTTCTAAAAACGCCGGAAAACTGATGGTTCTGGAAAATGAGCTGACATACCAGAATGTCACCATGAACCCGGAAGCCGCGCAGTTGCTTGAAAGCCGCTCCTTCAGCATTGAGGAAATATGCCGCTGGTTTCGCGTGCCGCCATTCATGGTCGGCCATACGACAAAACAATCCAGTTGGGCGTCGAGTCTGGAGGGGATGAACATGCTGTTCCTGACCCATACTCTGCGCCCTCTGTTAGTCAATATTGAGCAGGAAATCTCGCGTTGCCTTCTGAACAGTGATGAGGATTTGTTTGCTGAGTTCTCTGTTGAGGGGCTTCTGCGAGCCGATAGTGCAGGACGTGCCGCGTACTATACCAGCGCCCTGCAGAATGGCTGGATGTCGCGCAACGATGTGCGAAGGCTGGAAAATATGCCACCAATTGAAGGCGGGGATATTTATACAGTTCAGCTCAACCTGACTCAGTTGAAGAATCTTGAAAACAGCAACCCGGCGGTTCAGGCGCTGGCTGTAAGAGAACTTCATAACCACGTATTCCCTGATATTCCTTTCGAGCAATCGCCACTTAAACAGGCTGCTTAGGAGCCAATTCCCATGACAATTAGACAACTTCCGGTTGCTCCGGCGGGGCGCCCGTGCGCGGGTGTTACCAGTGAGCCCCAGCCCTCAGCGCTTGAACGCTGGAATGGTGGGATCAGGGCTGCATCCGATAATGACAACTCGATTTCTATTTTTGATGTTGTTGGACGTGATTACTGGGATGAGGGTGTCACGGCAAAACGTATATCAGGTGCTCTACGTTCGATGAACGGTGCAGATGTGACGGTAAACATCAACTCTCCTGGCGGCGATATGTTTGAAGGACTGGCAATTTATAACCTTCTCCGCGAGTACCAGGGGAAAGTCACTGTAAAAGTGCTGGGTATCGCTGCCAGCGCCGCTTCAATTATCGCTATGGCCGGAGACGATATACAAATCGGACGCGGTGCCTTTCTGATGATCCATAACTGCTGGGTAGTAGCGATGGGCAACCGCCATGATTTTGCGGAATTATCGACTTCTCTTGAGCCATTTGATACCGCTATGGCCGATATCTATTCAGCGCGTTCAGGGCTTGATATCGCGACCGTACAGCAGCTTATGGATGCTGAAAGTTATATCGGAGGCAGTGATGCCGTAGAAAAAGGGCTGGCCGACAGTCTGCTCTCTGCTGATGCCGTAAGCGATGGTGATGACTCCCCGTCTGCAGCGCTGCGAAAACTTGATGCGCTACTGGCGAAAACAAATACCCCCCGGTCTGAGCGCCGGAAATTAATCAAAGCTTTAACAGGTAACACGCCGGGCGCTGTTACCGATTCCCATGGTAAGCCTGGCGCTGCCGAAGAAATCAAACCTGAAACCCTCAATTCACTTGAAAGCGCCCTTGCGGCGTTAGTCAAATAAGGACCCTTTATGTCTGAAGTAAACGAGATTCTGAAAAAAGTCACCGCCTCCATTGAAGAAGCAACAGGCAAATTCAACGCCAAAGCGGAAGAGGCTCTGACTGAGGCGAAGAAGAACGGTAAATTGTCAGCGGAAACTAAAGAAACCGTAGACAAAATGGCGACCGAGTTTAATGCACTCAAAGAAGCCGAAAAAACCCTGAAGGCTGCGCTGGGCGAACTGGAGCAGCATGTTGCGCAGATGCCACTTGCAAACGCAAAAACGGTTGTTGAGACTGTCGGCCAGCAGGTTATTTCTGCAGAAGCCATTAAAGTTCTTTCGTCCAGCATCGAAGGGAACAAGCGTATTTCTGTTCCTGTAAAAGCTGCGCTGATCTCCAGTGACATTCCTGAAGGTATTGTTGAGCCACAAAGACTGCCAGGTATTGATGTAGCGCCAAAGCAGCGGTTATTTATTCGAGATTTAATCGCGCCTGGGCGAACTGGATCACCGGCTATTTTCTGGGTGCAGCAGACCGGCTTTACCAATGCTGCAAAAGTGGTTCCGGAGAATACGGCCAAGCCGTACAGCAATATTGAGTTCACGCCGAAAATCACTCCTGTGACAACCATCGCGCACATGTTCAAGGCATCCAAGCAGATTCTGGACGACTTCGCTCAGTTGCAGTCCATGATTGATGCTGAAATGCGTTACGGCCTCAAGTATGTCGAAGAGCAGGAGATTTTGTTCGGCGATGGCACTGGCGCACACCTTCATGGCATCGTGCCGCAGGCAACAGCTTATAGCGCGGCATTTGCCGTTGAACAGCAGAACGGTATTGACGATCTGCGCCTGGCAATGCTTCAGGCTCAACTTGCCCGCTTCCCTGCATCCGGACATGTTCTGCACTTCATGGACTGGGCGAAAATCGAACTGACTAAAGACACTCTGGGGCGCTATATCCTGGCGAACCCGGCGGCGTTGACTGGGCCGACGCTGTGGGGGCTTCCGGTTGTTGCCACCGAAGCATCAGCTTTCCAGGGTAAGTTCCTGACTGGTGCATTTAATGCTGCGGCCCAGTTGTTCGATCGTGAAGATGCAAACGTTGTGATTTCGACTGAGAACGGCGACGACTTTGAGAAAAACATGATCTCCATTCGCTGTGAAGAGCGTCTGGCGTTAGCAGTAAAACGCCCTGAAGCATTTATTTACGGCTCCTTTACTGTACCGGCTTCCGGCGGTCAGTAATTTCTCTGGCGGCCTCCGGGCCGCAATTTTCGGGGTAATACGATGAAACTTATCGCGGTGAAACCGATTTATTTTGGTGGGGTAGTGGTGACGGAAGGCGAGTCACTGGAGACGCTGGAACAGCATGGCCGTGAGCTGGTTCAAAAAGGTTATGCACGGCTGGTGGATGTTGATAATCCTGCGCCGCCGGAACAGCCGGAACAGCCGGAACAGCCGGAACAGCCGGAAACCGTGCCAGAGAAGAAGGCTAAAAAATAATGTTAGAACTTGAAGTGGTTAAAGAGCACTGTCGCATTGAGCCTGATTTTACCGCTGACGACTCAATATTGACCCTCTACATCGGAGCTGCTTCTCGTTACGTCGAAACATGGACTCGTCGCAAAATGTATGAGTCCGAAACCAGCGAGGGGTATGTAGATGATCCTGATTCAATTCTCCCTGGCGATGATGTGAAAGCAGCGATGCTTCTGCTTATCGGTCACTGGTACGAAAACCGTGAAACGGTCTCTGTCGGTCAGGCTGCTACAGATATTCCGTTTACTGTCGAGGCACTTCTCCAGCCTTACAAAATTTATGGTATTTAAGAGGGGGGATTATGCAGGCAGGACGATTACGGCACCGGGTCACCATTCAGAACTTCACAACCTCCCGAACGCCCTCCGGCCAGCCCGTTGAAAATTGGGAAGATGGGAAAACCATCTGGGCCGAGGTTAAGGGGATAAGCGGTCGTGAGCTGTTAGCCGCTGGCGTAGAGCATGCTGATGCGACAATCCGAGTCTGGGTGCGCTTTCGCAGGGATATTTCAGCCACATCCCGATTGAAGGTTCGCACCGGCCCGTTTAAAGGCGCAGTTCTTAACGTTACCGGGCCTCCGGTTCCTGATATCAAAGGTACCCGGCTGGAAATTCTCTGCAAACAGGGGACCGAAAAATGATTGATGTGAATCTGGATTTTTCCGGTTTGCAGGATATCGCCCGAGACC